AATTCTGCTATTGAATTAATTCAAGGCGGAGCAAAAATTGTTTTAGCTAGTGGTGATACGTTAGAAGCAGTCTCTGATACAGCTAGTAGTTTAGACGTGGTTCTTTCGTACATCGATACAATTAGTTCGTAGGAGGAACAATGACGGCAATAGTAAATGGAATCCAATATATCGGAGGGCAAACCTCTCCAAATGAATTTATACCAAATCAAGCGTCCACGATCGATGGTACGCAAACAATTGAAAGTGCAGTTTTAGCAGGACCTATCACTATTCCCGCAACTGTAACAGTAACGGGGACTTTAGTAATAGTATAATGTCAAAAATAGAAGTAGATGCAATAGATAAACAAAGTGGCTCAACCTTAACTTTAGGTGGATCAGGCACAGCTGTAACTTTAGCTTGTGGTGCTACTCAATCAGGATTTGGTAGAACAGGGACTGTAGATTGGCAGACAACAATTAAAACAGGTGATTTCACAGCAGTATCTGGAGAAGGTTATTTTGTTAATACCACAAGTGGTGCTATCACAATGACACTTCCAGCCTCTCCAAGTGTTGGAGATATAGTTAGTGTAAAAGACTATGCTCAAACATTTGCTTCAAATAATTTAACTATTGGTAGAAATAGTCAACCACTAGAAGGAAAAACTTTTGATTTAATTTTAAATACGAAGGGTGTTGCAACAACATTGATATATGGAGATGCCACTAAAGGTTGGCAATCTGTAAATAGTAATGAAGTTGTTAATGAAGCAAAATTTGTTTCAGGTACTGGTGGTACAATTACAACATCTGGAAATTTTAAAATTCATACTTTTACAGGACCAGGAGCATTTTGTGTTTCTTGCGCAGGAAATGCTAATGGGTCAAATACAGTTTCTTATGTAGTAGTAGCTGGTGGAGGAGGTGGAGGGTCTGCTGCTGGTGGTGGAGGAGCTGGTGGTTATAGAGAATCTAGAGCGTCTACTGACAGTTATACAGCTAGCCCTTTAAATGCAACATCAGGTCCAACATTTAATTTACCAGTTAGTGTAAGTTCATTTCCAATCACAGTTGGTGGTGGCGGAGCAGGTGGTGCCGCAACTGCAGACAATTCAGGAGTCGTTGGATCTAATTCAGTTTTTTCATCAATAACATCTGCTGGTGGTGGTGGAGGTGGTTCTTATGGTCCTGCTGCTACTGCAGGAGGTTCTGGAGGAGGTATTGCTCCGGGAACGCCACCTAATCCAGGTGCGGCAGGTAACACTCCCCCAGTCAGTCCACCTCAAGGTAGTCCTGGTGGTGAGCACACAGCTCCAAGTTCAGCAGCTAATTATTCGGGAACAGGTGGTGGTGGAGCTACAACTGCAGGAGTAACTACTTCTAGTAATAATGTAGCTGGTGCTGGTGGAGCAGGAGCAACAAGTTGTATTACTGCAAGTCCAGTGGCAAGAGCTGGAGGAGGTGGTGGAAGCACATTATGTTCTGGAACTGCTGGTGCAGGTGGTGTAGGTGGTGGTGGAGCAGGAAAAAATGGAACTAGTAGTCCATATGTAGGTAATCCAGGAACAGTTAATACAGGAGGAGGAGGTGCTGCTGGTTCGTCTCCAGATTTTCTTGGACCAACTAGAGGCGGTGGTGGAACAGGTGGTTCAGGTGTGGTAATAATAAGGTACAAATTTCAATAATTATGACAAGTACAATTAAAGTAAACAACATACAAAACCAATGTGGTCAAAACATCATTAACGAGAATAGTAATACAATTACTATTGGCGCTAGTGGCGATACGATTGCTTTAGCATCAGGTGCATCACAAACAGGTTTTGGTAGAACAGGAACTGTAGACTGGCAGACAGGATCAATTAAAACAGCTACATTCACAGCAGCTAATGGTGAAGGTTAGTTTGCTAATACACCAGGTGGGGCTTTTACTATGAATTTACCAGCAGGTTCTGCTGGATCAATAGTTTCAGTTGTAGATTACACAAATACTTTTCAAACAAATAATTTAACAATTACACCAAACGGCTCACAAAAAATTGGTGGTGTTGCAGCTTCAAATGCTTTAAGCACAGAAGGTCAATCAGTAACTTTTGTTTATGTTGATGATACAGAAGGTTGGAAAAATATTCAAGATTCAACAAGTAATATTACAGGAGTAAGTTTTGTAACAGCTACAGGTGGAACTATTACAACTTGTGGAAATTTTAAAATTCATACATTTACAGGACCCGGAACTTTTGCGGTATCTTCAATATCTACCACAACAGCTGAAAATACTGTAGGATACGCCGTAGTTGCAGGCGGCGGTGGAGGAGCTTCAGAAGGAGCTGGCGGTGGTGGAGCCGGTGGTTATAGAGAAGGTAGAAATGCAACAGTAGATAATTTTACAGCATCGCCTTTAGTAGCAAACGCACCAAAAAACGCAGTTACACTAACAGTAGCAAGTTTTCCAATAACAGTGGGTAGTGGAGGTGCTGGCGGTACAGCAGGTAGTCCTCCTGCTATCCGAGGAGTATCAGGAGGAGTTTCAACTTTTTCAACTATAACATCAGCAGGTGGTGGAGGTGGTGGTTCTAGATCAGCACCTTGTGCAGGAAATCCTGCATCTGGTGTTGCAGGAGGATCTGGTGGTGGAGGCGGAGGTGGTTGTGGTTCTAACACTAATCCAGGAGGAGCAGGTAATACTCCACCGGTAAGTCCAGCACAAGGTAGTACTGGTGGATCTGCAAGTGGTCCTACCAATTCTCACTCTGGAGGTGGTGGCGGAGGAGCTACTGCAGTTGGAGGTAATACATCTGGTAACTCTGCAGGAGGAGCTGGAGGTGCAGGAGCAACAAGTTCAATTACAGGAAGTCCAGTCGCAAGAGGTGGTGGCGGAGGTGGATCAGGTAGAACAAGTCCAGGATCAGCTCCAGGAGGAGCTGGTGGAACTGGAGGAGGCGGTAATGGAGAAGGAAATCCTGCTGCCCCAGGAACTGCAGGTACGGTTAACACAGGCGGCGGTGGTGGTGGAACTGAATTTGTAGGAACTAATGGTTTTAATGGTGGTTCAGGTATAGTAATAATAAGGTATAAATTTCAATAGATAAATTATGAGTGAAGTAAAAGTAAATAAAATTAGCCCACGATCCGGAACAACTGTCACCCTAGGTGATAGTGGTGATACGTTCACAATTCCTAGTGGTGCAACAATTTCAAACGCTGGAACTGCAGCAGGTTTTGGTTCTACAGGTGAGATATCTTGGGACACAACACCTAAAACAGGAGACTTTACTGGAGTATCAGGAGTAGGATATTTTGTAAACACAGCAGGTGGAGAAGTAACCATAACTTTACCAGGTTCACCAAGCGCAGGAAATGTAATTGGTGTTTCTGATTACAATAGCACAGCAGCAACAAACTCTATTGTCATAAATAGAAATTCAAATAAAATAAATGGTGGCACAGATAATCTTATAATAGGAAAAGCCAATTCAGCAATTCAATTAGTTTACATAGATGCAACAACAGGTTGGCAATCTGTGTTTACAGGAAACCCATCAGATATAACAAAACAATATTTAGTTGCTACAGGAGGAACTATAACTGAAGATGGAAATTTTAAAGTACATAAATTTACAGGACCAGGTACTTTTCAAGTTACAACTGAAGCAGAAAATTCTCCAGATAATGTAGTAGATTATTTAGTAGTAGCTGGCGGTGGTGCGGGTGGAATGAATAACACAGGAGGAAACTCTGGTGGCGGAGGAGGTGCTGGTGGAACTAGATTTTCAGCAACAACTTATTGTTCAAGCTCACCTTTAAAAGCACCTGCAGGTTTACCGGTTTCAGCAACATCTTATCCAATTACAGTTGGAGCAGGTGGTGTAGGAGCTGCTGGCCCTTGTTCAGCAAGAGGTGCTCCAGGTAATGATGCCGTATTTTCAACAATCACATCTGGAGGAGGTGCCGGTGGTGGTAGTGGAGTTAATAAAGATGGTCGTGACGGAGGTTCAGGTGGCGGTGGAGCTGGAGTAAATGGACCTGGTGGTGGTGCGGCAGGAGGTGGAAACAGTCCTTCTGTTAGTCCAGCACAAGGAAATAATGGTGGAGCTGGAAACAATGGATCTGATCACCAAGGTGGTGGCGGTGGAGGATTTACCGCTGTAGGTCAAGCAGGAGCTTGTGGTGGAGATGGTGGAGCAGGTTTAGCAATAAGTATTACAGGATCACCAGTCGCTCATGGTGGCGGAGGTGGTGGTGGAAGAGGTGCCCCTAGTGCAGCACCAGCTGTTCCTCAAGGAGGATTAGGTGGTGGAGGTAATGGTTCTGACAATCCTTTACCAGGTGGAAACCCTAGTGGAAGTGCAGGAGGTTCAGGAACTGTAAACACCGGTGGTGGCGGAGGTGGAACTAATTTTAGTAATAATGGTGGTTCAGGAGGATCTGGAGTAGTAATAATAAGGTATAGATTTAAATAATTGAATGATAATTAAAAATAAGATATAAGGAGAAACATTATGGCACATTTTGCAAAAATAGGATCAAACGGAAAAGTTATTCAAGTATTAACTTTAGATAATAAAGATATGCTTAACGCTGATGGTGTTGAAGACGAAACAGTAGGTCAACAATATTTAGAACAACATAATAATTGGCCTGCACAAATGTGGATTCAAACTTCATACAACACATCAGGTAATACACACAAAGATGGCGGAACACCTTTAAGAGGAAATTACGCAGGTATAGGTTATACTTGGGATGAAGATAATAATATCTTTTGGCCTCAAAAATCTTTTGCTTCTTGGGTAAAAGATACTACAACTGCAAATTGGAAATCACCAATTGGTGATGCTCCAGCATTGACAGCTGAACAAGAATCACAAAATACTCCAGCAGATGAAAATACACCTGCTACTCATAATTGGGTATATTTGTGGAATGAAGACGGACAGTCTTGGGACTTGACAGATACAAAAGCATAAATTAAAAATGGTGGTGGTATGCAAAAGAAAGTATTAACAGAGCAAGCTTTATATTACGGTGATGTAGCGATGCCTAAAGATTGGGACATTGACCTAGATAAATTACAAAACGACATTTTAAAATCAAAAGTTACAGATTCACCTTTTCCATTTTCACGAACTTGGGATATGTTAAATACATATATGCGAGATCATGTTAATCTTAAATATGGTTTTAATTTAATTAACAAAGAAACGTGGGGTAATATGTATAAGCCACAAGAAAGAACAATTCCGTTATTAAATATAGATCCAGTAGATTTACGTAACTCACCTGATTATACTTTGTTATATGGTGTAAATGTTAGAGACTGTAATGTTAGAATACATTACGAAGATAACAGACGTAAAGGAAGAAGTTGGGATATAGAACTTAAAAATAATATGTTTATTATGTTTCCATCAACTAATATGTATTACCTAACTAACAATCAAAA